GCCTGGAAACAGCAGGTCTTTGTCAAGCTGCATGCCCTGCCAGTCCTGCTTGACCATCCACGCTCTAAAGCCCATAAATCTGTGCCACTCAGGAGCAACTGAGCAGCCAATGCAGGCTGGATATTTAGCTTGTTTCTTGGCGCTATAGCAGCGCTCTAGCATGTGCGCCCACGCCCGGTAAAACGGGCAAATTGACATTTTGCCGCTGACAATTGATGTAACGGCGTAGTCAGCATCATTAACACCTACACCCTGGACTAGCTTTGTTTTTTTACGCATTTCTTTCACCCAAAGAAAAAGGCTATGCACTCATTCCGGGTCAGAGAAGGGCGAAGTAACCCTACCGGAAAAATGCACAGCCTTTTGCTCACTTCGTTTTGCGGCTCTGACCCCGCTAAAGCCAATATACCAAGCAGGCTTTGCGGGATCAACTCTAACGCTGCCTTTGCTTTTCTATGTGAATGCTGAGCATTTGTTCAGCCAATTTGCGCAACGGCTCTTCATACCGCGCAGCCATTTTCAGCGCCAGCTCAGTGTCACCACGGATCAGCGCCAGGATGATTTGGAATGGCTCGTAATCGTCCGTGTCGGTGTATAGGATTTCTTCGTAGGCACGCTCAGCAAACTTGAAGAAGCTCAAGCCGCTTGCGTCATCGGCGTTCATGAGCTGGTCGATTAGGGCTTGCATACACAGTCCTCCGGCTTGCATCCAACGCATCCAGTTAGCGGGCCGCCCGGTAATTGGTCTACAAGGTTTTCCATATCCTCAAGACTCACCCGCTTTGCAGGGTCGTCGCTGGCTATGCGTTCGACGGCTAACTGCTCGATGGTGTCCGCTGTCCTAGGACTAGGGACGGTTTGAGCATGTGGCGCGGTGCGTGTCAATGCTTCGAGGCGCAACTCAGCCGCAACCATGCGCGCGCCGTAATGCTGGGTCTTTTCCGCATCATACAGCCCGCCCTTATAACCGGCCTTAGCGACGCCAAGCGTACGCGCCGCGCACTTACGCCAGATAGCCTTGAACGCGCAGCCTTCGGCAAAGGTCATGCCCAGCGCCTCGATAATGTCTTCGCATTCCGCTGTGTACGGATCAAGGCGCTTCGGCGATTCGATCTTGACAAGGTAATAGCTCACGTCCTTGCCGGTGTATTCTGGTTTGCTGCCGTCGCTTACTTGGCCCATGATGGCTCCCCTAAGTTATGTAATTTCCTGTGCATCTCTACGCGGCCTTTACAGCGCGCAAACAAGCTAGCCATAGGGCAGCTCATATTCTCCGCAAAAAACACTCCAGCAGCCTCTTTGGCGGCTTCCTGATGCTTTCTCGCGTACCGCTTGGCATTGCTGCCAGCTTTCAGAGTCATAACCTCGCCGTCTGGGCGCTGGATTTTGATTAGCGCGAGCTGGCCGGATCGTTTTGGGTTGGTGAACGATACGGTCATTTTCCCAACTCCTTGCGAACTTTGCAGCCCATAAGCATGGTGTTGAACGTCACCGGCTTGGCTTTGAACCAATCTGCCAACGTCCGACGCGGCACCCCTGAAAGCTCCTGCATTTCCTGCAAGCCTGTTAGGCCATGCTCGATTGCAGCCATAGCGGCTGGGCTGGATGGTTTGCCGGTCATTGCTGCTCACCCTCCACAAACCCAGTCGGCTCTGCCGGGCTAGCCGCAATCATTGCTTGCAATATCGGCTTCCAAATCGCCCACCATGCCAGCGCTCGGCTATCCATGCGCTCAATTTCTTTATCTCCAAACGCCCACCACTCTGAGATTAGGTGGCGCTGGCAACCAATTTGCAAAGTGTCGTGTGTATAAGCGACAGGCCAAATATCTGCCTGCACTGATTTAACGTTGGTCATGTTTCCAACTGCTAACAGGTCGGCGTAGCGCAGGTCGGCGTAGCGCAGGTCGGCGGAGCTCAGGTCGGCGGAGCTCAGGTCGGCGTAGCTCAGGTTGGCGGAGCGCAGGTCGGCGTAGCTCAGGTTGGCGTAGCGCAGGTCGGCGGAGCTCAGGGCGGCGGAGCTCAGGTCGGCGTAGCTCAGGTCGGCGCGCTCGCCGCCATCTTCACAACCAAGCCAAAGTTGATGCTTTTGCAGGATTTCTTGCAGTTGTTCTGCGGTGTAAGTTTTCATGGTTTCCCCTCTTGATTGCGCCCGGTTAGGGGCGCGGTTGGATTAATTGAACGTCGCGTCGATTTTTTCCCAAACGGCAGGCCCGGCACATGTCTGGTCTTTCACCTTGGCTCTTGCTTCTGCGTAGGTGTCGCCAAATCCTTTCATACGATGCTCGATTTCGCGAGAAGTGCTAGCAACCATGTGTGCGATGAGTTGAGAGTTTGTCATTTTGCTTCCCCTTCACGTTGTTTGCTTTGATGGGTCTATTCTGGCGGCATTTGCGCACATAGTCAAGCGGGTAGGCGATGAATGGTCACTTCTGCAATTCGCGCAGCTTAGCCCGGTACTCTGCCTTAATCGCTTTCAGGTCTTCAATGGTGTAGCGCTTGGGTTCGTGAAGCCCTTCTAGCCATTCGACCTTGTCCGCACCGATGCGCTTAACCAGCTCTATGCGGTATTCGATCAGGTTTCCCGACTTGTGGTTGTTACATGGGGCGCATTGCTTATGCACGTTTAGCGGCTCAAACCTGAGTTCGGGCGCGGCTGCTGTCGTGCGGTAGTGGCCCGCGTGGTACTGGCCCTGGTGATGACGCCCGCAGCTAACGCACGGCAGATCCTTGTCTCTTTCTCGGATAAACGCATTAAACGCGATTTGAGCCTCTTTCGTATGCTGCCCCTTGGTCTTGGTCGCCTCTTTGCGTTTCGCGTGTTCTGCGCGCTCTTTGACGGCTTCCTGCGCCTGTTTCTTTGCTTGCGCCACCTTGGCAAGCTCAACGGCGCAATCAGGGCTGCACCAAGTTTGAAAATTACGCGCCGGCACAAATAGGGTTTTGCAGTGCTTGCACTTCTTTTGCTTGCCGCTGATTGATTTCACTGGTTACGCCCCGTATGCCTTGCGCTCGGCCCTGCTGTCGGCCTGTTTGGTTTGGTAAAGGTTAATCTTGAGCTTTGCCGCTTCGATCATCAGTCTTAGTTTTTCCTCAAGCTCCACAGCCACCTGCAAACCTTCCAGAACTTGCAGGTATTCAGGATGCGCATAGGCCCATGCCTCACGCTCTGCGATTGTCTTGATCCCGGATTTCTCGGCTTGGATAAATAACATCGCCTTTTTCGACTTTCTGAATTGCTCAAGGTAAACCCGGTCAGACTTAGCCTGCGCAAACTTGGCAGCGTTGTCTCGTATGTAAGTCAGCGGCCTTTCGATTTCTTCGCTCACCGCTTAGCCTCCATCGCACGCCGTACCGATCCATCACGCCAGATGATGCGCCGGTCATTGTTTTTTTCTGCGATAAGGTCGCCGCCGTCCTTGTAGACCTTAAAGCCCTGAGCTATCAGGTCATTGGCTTTGAGTCTTTGGTCAATGTTCATTTGGCGCGCGCCTCCTTTGCAATTCTTGAGAAGTCAATCAGCACCTTTGTCGGAAAGCTGATAACCGTATCCGCGGTAAGCGTGATCTGGTTAATCGGTTGATGGTTCAATCGGCGCTCTTTTTCTATGTCAGCCCTAGGAATTAGCGATCGAATAAAATTCATTACGACAGCGCCAGCCTGAACGCATGATGGGGCATCACCAAAAACACCAGCCCGATAAAATCGAGAAAAGAAATTGGTGCCAGCCCACGCAATCACGCCGCGGGAAATCTCGTACATTGTGTACATAACCTTTCTGCCTTTCGAATAATGCTCCAGGTAGTAGCCAGCTAACTTTCCGGCATCGTCAGCGCAGCGGCCATACCCGAACACTACAACCGCACCGCTTTGACGCTCTAGGTCTTGAGCCTTTTCAATTTCAATCGTTGTCGGTTTTGGCCCTTTAACCTCAAGGTACACGTCACAGTCCGGCAAATAAAAATCAGGCTGATACCCGCCATGCCTAGTGGTTACGATTTCAGGCTCATAAAGCCAGCGAATGCCCAAGGCGTCCATCATTGCAGCCCACCTAGTTTCAGAATAAGAGCGCATCTCATATCCGCGGTACGGGAAAACTTCCATCACCAATCCTCCGGGCTGCTTTGCTTTTGCTGATAACCGCTAATCGGGACAAAGCGAGACTTTGCGCCCTGAAACTCCGTGCGTACAGATCCGGTTTCGCCGTCTCGGTTTTTCCTGATCAAGATTTCCCCAATGCCTTTTTGGTCTGAGTTTGGGAAATACACCTCATCCCGATAGACAAACATCACCATGTCCGCATCCTGCTCGATCGCGCCAGACTCGCGAAGGTCAGAAAGGATCGGGCGCTTATCCGGCCTAGACTCACAGCTTCGGTTTAACTGAGACAGGATCAAGACAGGGCAACCAATCTCGCGCGCAAGCAACTTGATCTGGCGTGACATAACGGTTACGTCCTCGGTTCGGCTCCCGCTGTCACCCTCGACTAGCCCAAGGTAGTCAATGACAATCAGGCCCATTCCGCCAAGGCGATGCTTCTGTCGGCGCGCGATCGATCGAATCCGCGGCATGCTCATAACTGGAACGTCAGACACCACGATCGGCGATCGCTGCAACTTCAAGCCCGCGGCTGAAAGCTCTGTGCTGTAATCACTGGAACACTGCCCGGTCTTTAGCGACGGCAAAGGGATACCCCCGACCGCGGCCAGCAGCCTATCCATAAGCTGCGTTTTGCTCATCTCAAGACTGATCACTAGCACCGGCTTTTTCTGATTTATCCCAACGTCCGCGGCGATATTCATTGCCAGCGTGGTTTTACCCATTGCAGGTCGGCCCGCAATTACAATCATCTGGCCAGGCTTCAATCCTTGCGTGTATTCGTCAAGCTCTGGGATGCCACTGGTTAGCCCGTCGATCGTAACCCCAGCCGCAAAACGATCAAGGCGAACTTGCAGCACCTCGATATGCTCAGCCCACATATCGTGCATCGACTGGCACTCAGCATCGCCTCCGTCAGTGTCTAGCGCCATTACCGCGGCTTGAGCCTGTGCAATCTTGTCCTCTACCGGGCAATCCTCCCGCGCAATCTCATCGACAGCCGCGGCAACGCTTGCAATCTGGCGAGCGATGGCGCGCTCCCTGACGATCTTGGCGTATTGCTTGGCGTTTGCTACTCCGGGCGTGTTGCGCATCACCTCGCCAGCGTAGGCAAGCGTCCTGACCCCATCCGCTAGAAACTCAGAGCGATCAGATAGCGTGATTACGTCGATCGGCTGGCTATCGTCGTGCATCTCAAGAATCAAACGGAACAACTCTGAGTTCTCGCCCCACGCGAAAGCATCCGCGGACAAACCATCAGACAAGACATCGATCAGATGCGGTTGCAGCATCATCGCGCCAAGCAATCCATGCTCGGCTTCAAGGCTGTGTAATTCGATCATTGCTGTTCCTCAAGCTGCCGAAATATCGATCGGCTGCAAATCAATTCAAGCCGCGGCAGGACATTCGCTCCGCGATAATAAATCTGCTGCATACGGTTCGCCCTATGAAAAATGGTTTTCCAGAAAGAGCTGTTCTTGTGTGCTGGCGCTTCATTCCATCGCTCGACAATCAGGCCGCGCAAGACGTGATCAGTATCAACAGCAACACGCGGCAGGTTGGCGCATTCCTTGTGATAAAGCTCAATGATCTTATCAACCGGGCAATCGCCCTCATCGATCGCTTTAGAGTTTTTGTGCGCCTTGGCAATCCAAGTATTCAGGAATCGCGCCCAGTTCTTTTTGCGCTTGGCTGGATTAGCCGCCACCCAAACCGCGGCCCTAGCAATCTCATCCTCTACTGCGGCTTTCGGATATGCCGCGGCCCATTTGTTAAGCAGGTCATCAGGGACTTCAAATCCGTGCTCAGTAAAAATCACCTCGCTGATTTCCCCTTGGGGACTACAGGGGTTATTAATATCTTCTCTTCTCTTCTCTTCTCTAGTCCGCTTTTCGTCCGCATCAGAAGCGGACATTTTGCGGTCACTTCTCTTCCTGTCAGCGTCCTGTGCACGGCGCTTTGCTGATGCTCCGTTATGAGCGTCAAACCGCGGCATTGCTAGGCTTGAGCCGTTTTGTTCCAACCATCCAACGGCAAGCATTGACTCTGCAAATCCAGGCCATGCCGCCAAATCGTCAACTGTTTCCGCGGTGTAACCTTCAAGGATTCCATCAACAGAATGCGCATCAAACAGACTCCAAACGGACAGTAATCCGCCAGCAATCCGAAACCTGTCCGCTTTCAATGCGGACGCCATTCGGACAACTTTAGGGCTTGTTAGAAGATCTGTGCGCATCTTTATCCAGTCGCCAGCCATGCCCTACCCCCTCAATGATTCCCGCAAATGCATCAGGCATTCGCTAACAATCCGGCGCTTTGCAACCTTGCTGTAGCAGTGGCCAACCTGCCATGCCAATTGCTGCGCCCTTTGCTTGTGTTCGGCCTTGCTCATTCCGCAGCCCTTGCGCGCAGTCGCTTTGCCTCGGTTTCAAGCTGCTCAGCTCGCGCTTTCATGGCAAGGCGCACGGACTCGCGGCGCGACTTCGGCACCTCATCGC